TCTCCGCCACTCCTTGATCATTGCAGACACTTCACCTCTTGATATATGTTCAATCACATGAACGGTTAAAATTTCATCCACTGAGTTATCTGGAATAGGATATGGATCAGTGAGGTTGTGTATGGTCACACCAGGTTGTCCCGTACAGTAATCTCCGTCAATGTTGATCCACCCATCATAGAGATTTGGACCGCATCCTAGGTGCAATTTGACAGGTAGTCCTTGTTGCCGCAGTTCTTGTACTTGTTGCTCGAGCATTTTTAATCTCTATAAACTATTTTACAGCAACTACTCTACTGTCGTTTGGGGTTTTTCTGTACAAATTCTCTTCGGCAGTGACAGATGAGAACCCAATTTTCTTCATTAACTCTATTAGAGAATCTATGCTATATCCCCATGCATGTGTCATTGCCTTATGTTTAAATATAGGATTACCATAAATCACATGCATAGTATGTTTTGTTACTCTTTTATTCTCTCTTGACTGAGTTTCTAATAAACTACTTGGATTTTTTGCAATTTGTAGACATGCCTTTAACAGATCCGGCCACTCGGTAGACAGTTGTCCACCTGGACGTAGTATTCTATGCCATTCAGCGAGTGTATCCTCTATAGCCCAACGATCTATATGTTCAATGACATGAACAGTTAGTATCTCATCTACACTATTATCGGGAATAGGAAACACAGTAGCGATATCATGTATGATTACATTAGGATCATCCTTCATGTATTCACCATCAATATTTACATATCCATCAAAATACCTATTACCGCAACCAAGATGCAGTTTAACAGGCAATCCTTGTTGTACAAGTTCTTGCACCTTGTTATCAAGCATGTTTTTTAATCCCAAGCATATTGCTATTTAAATATTTAAGATATTTTTTAGTTTCGATCCCATCAGCATCAAATTCAATATGTGCAAAACTACGATCAGTAATATTATTCATATCCTGAAATAGAATATCCCCTTCTGTTTTACTTGACCAAGCAAAGTGATCCCACTCAAATGCCGGATATAGATATTGTATTGCTGAATAAGTAAATCTATAATAATCTTTTGGATAGCCATGATATTTCCATACCCAAGGTACTGAAATATATAACTTCCCGCCAGGACGAACTACTTCAGATATTTTCTCTGCCATAACCCACGGATTGGGAACATGTTCCATCACACTACAACATAGCACAAGATCAAAATAATTCTTAGGTAGTGGATTTTTGGGTGCAGTTAGATCACAAATCACATCAATTCGTCCTGGCGGAGTAGATTCTTCGAGATCAGTTGTGATAAATTCAAATCCCTGTGGTGCAAACAATTCACGATATCCTGCAGTGAGTAAAGCACCTATTTCAAGCACTGGACCATTTATCTTGGGGCAAACTTGTTTTATGTATAGCAATTCATTTAGTGTGGCCATATTACTTCTTCACTTGTGTCATGATACTATTGATTAATTGTTTGCTCAACACCCGTGCTGAATAATTCTGCTCAGTGTATTGTTGGCCGGCAGTGATCATTTCGATCACTTGATCAGGATTGTCACAGGCCCATTTGATACCTTCAATGTAGTCACCTTGCCATGTGTATGGAGCAAACTCTTCGTAACTGGCCAAGGGGGTGGTAATCACAAATCTGCCCGAGATCAAACTGTCGATCACACGATTTGCACTTTTGGTATCAGTTCTCGGATTATCAGTCAGCACCGGCATCAGTACAATATCGCAGTCTTGCAATAACTGTCCCTGTAATTCCCAAGTCCAAGCTCGCATGTCCAAGCGATCAAAGTTGATATTGCTGACTGCTCCTTTTGCTTGTCTAAGCGTTATTTTACTGAGAAGTCTTTCAGTTTTGCTGCTGACCATGGTATAACGATAATTTTTTATTTCATGTTCAAGTCGTTGCCACAACTCAACTATGGGTAAAAATTTAAAACTAGATTGGCTACCAAACCACAACAGTTTCAACTCCTTCCCGGGGGCAAATGCCGGCGCAAGTTTTGGTCGTTCAAATGGATCCGGCATTACAATACTGTCTCGTCCAGTGTGTGCTTTTACACTCATGCCCATTTGCACACTGTTGACTGTGACCAAATCAGCAGCCATGCAACATGGTGCGTATTCTTGATTTTCATTAAATTTGTTGTCGCAAAGATCGTAAACTGTTTTAGCACCTTGATCTCGAGCACGTTGTATACTGGCTACCGAACTGCGTTTTAAAAAGATAACAATAGTATCTGAGTCAACCTCGCTCCAGTCAGTGAGTTTTTTTGCATCATGACCTTGTGCTGCCAGGGCAGCACAAGTAACGTCACCGCGCAGTCTATGACTGGCACGTTGAGATTTGTAGACATCACTGAAGAATCGTATTTTCATAGCCATCCCATGATCCAGTCGTCTTTGACTTGATCCAATCGTATCATGCCCCAATTTTGTAACAGTCCAATGGCAGCGTATTGACTGTACTGATCACTGTAGGCATCATGTGGTTTTTGTTCTACCACAATAATGGGACGGCATTTTTTTATAGTTTGCTCTGCACCCTGCAATATTCTATACTCGTAGCCTTCACAATCTATTTTTATGTAGTTTACTGTATCTAGTTCTAGATCATCCAGGCGGTATACTTCAACATTGCCTGATCCAAGACTGACTGGATCAATGTGCGTGTGTCCAGTATTGCCTTGGGTAATGATCATTGTGGCAGTTGTGCGTTGATCCCCCAGTGCAAAATCTTTTACTTGCAATCGTGAACTCATAACATTTTTGACCAAGCATTCTCGAAACATAGACACTGGTTCAAATGCTATGACTTGATTGAATTGGTTGCACAAACTGCGACTCCACAGCCCCACATTGGCACCAATGTCCAGTGCTGTGCCATAATTTTTAATATAGGTCATGCTACGGTCACGTACCTGATATTGATACTCTGCAGGCCCACCACGATCTGTACTCTTCTTCATCATTTTTGGGAAATGGTCTTCTGTGTCTGGAAACCACCATCCTTGATATTCATACATTCAGCATCTCCTCAGTTTGTTTAATTATACGTTCAGCTGTGCCGTTTTTGAATTCGCTGATATGGAACTGAGCATAGGCCAAGTGATTGGCCCAGGCCTGTATTTGGTCTGCATCAGGAAACCATGGCTTTTCAATTTGAGCCAAATCCAAATTGGCCACAGGTCGGGCTGCATTGCATGGTGCCAACACAAACACAGGTGTGCCGGCCAACACAGATTCAGTTGCGGCAATACTGTTGAATGTGACCACAGCGTGTGTGTCAGTCATTGATTGCTCCACACGATTTGTTTTTCTTTCATTGCGACTCCGAGTGCGTTCACGAACAACAATGGGCCTGTCTGTGTGTTGTTTGATAGTGTCAATTGTTTGCGTGAGCCAGGTATCTAATTCTATATCGTAAAATTTACAAGGTTTTTCGTCAGGAGCAACAATCAGTATTGAACTGCCGCGGCGCCGACGTGATATTTCAAGTCCCAGTCGGTGCCATCTATCACTGGCTCGCGGAATCACGGTGTCGTGTTGTAGGTTGTTGGGCACAATGCGATGCCACAGTTTCCATCCATGTGGATTGTTGAACCCTGGTCGATTGCCCAAGTAGCCAGAGTCCATGTATCTAAATGGTCGACCATCCGCCCAGCATTGTTTGATGATCTTGTGTTTCATTATGCCACGCAACATCAAAGGCGCTGTGCTGTCTTCGTAGCGCCAGGTTTCTAATGGTGTGGGTTGTTGTCCCAGACCGTGCGCATACATGTCAATGTATTCATCGTCGCCATTTTTACTGAGATAAATCCAGTTCATTGCCAATACGCCTCGGTTCTTTTGACTTTTAAATCACTGGGCAGACTGCGCCCTGTTTTTTTACGACTTCCTTTGAGATGGTCCAGGTATGCGCCCCATTCAGAATTGATCAAGGGATGCCCTTCGCCAGGACTGTTGAGTTTGCTGGGTCTAAGATCTCCCAGGCTAGCACTCCAACTGAATTCAACCAATCCTGGCGTTTGTTTTCTCACTGCATCAAAAACAAAACTGTCGTGCCATTCATCCAGTAGAAAAATACCCTGGTCTGCATCATCATACATTCGTTGAAATTCTTTGAGAAATCTCTTGACCCCTTTGCTGTGTAATTTCATTGAATAGAGACCACACTCGCTGTACTTTTTTCTACGTCCCAAGAAACACAATTCGTATTGGGCAGGACACAATCTATCCAAATCTTCCACGGTAATTGTGCTATGGCAGATAGTGTCAGCATCCATCCATATCAACACATCAGTGTTGACATTTTGAGCACAATGAAAAATACTGTATGTTTTGTGGGCAAATTTAATGGCATTCCATTTGAATGGCTTAGCAGCATCTTTTCTACGGCTTCGTACGGGATCTGCAAATATGTCACCATTGGCCTTGGGTACACCTTGCCATTTTTGTTTGAACGCAGTGAGCTCAGACACAATGCCAATATCACGCACAACAAGATTGGGCGCTGATTGGTCAATGGCACAGTCTTCGGCATACACAATCAACTCAACTTGTTGTGGCCACGTTTGCAAAAAAGTGTCAATCATGCGACGCCCGTAAGAGTTGTATCCGTTGGCGTTGAAAGTGGTAACTACTGAGTATTTCATAAGAGTATTTACAGTGATCAAAACCATAGCCTATTTTCCTGCCCAATGCGCAATGAATTCAAAACCAGTGATGGCAGCGTTTTTGGATTGTTGCCAAGCCGCGGGCATACAAACAAGAGAGAATGTCTGGGACGCAGATGCTGCTGTGATTTGGTCAGTGCTGTGGCACGGTAGAATGCGGCCAAACAAAGCAGTGTATGAGCACTATCGCAGTCAAAACCGACCGGTAATAATCATTGAAGTGGGGGCATTGTATCGTGGCGAAACTTGGAAATTAGCAGTGAATCACATCACCAGTGCAGGATATTATGGACATCAGGAAAACTTGGATTACAGTCGTCCAGCACAACTACGTATAAGTCTGGCCACTCAGATAAATCCAGGACCTGAAATCATCATTGCCGCACAGCATCAACGCAGTCTACAGGTGGCCGGCATTGACAGCATGGAATCGTGGATATTGACGCAAATTCAACTGTTGAGAAACTCAACTGATCGTCCCATACGCATAAGGCCACACCCAAGGTCGCCCGTAAACTTGTCAAGGTTACCTGCAGGAG